TCAGAAGGGGTAAAGTATAAAGAACCTAAACTCAAGATTATGGGCATTGAGAGTGTACGCAGTTCCACGCCCGAATGGTGCCGAGATAAAATTCAAGCGTTGATTAAGATTATTATTAATACTGATGAGGAAACGGCAATACAAAGTATTGCTGATTATCGTGAAGCATTTAATCATTTGTCTTTTGACCAGATAGCATTCCCCAGATCAGTTCGTGGTATCGAAAAGTATTCTTCCACAAAAAGTATATATAGTAAAGGAACACCAATCCAAGTGAGAGGGGTTTTGCTATATAATCATTTGTTGAAACAACATAAACTTACCAAAAAATATCAATCAATTCGTGAAGGTGAGAAGATTAAGTTTGCATATTTAAAAGAACCAAATATATTACATGAGAATGTGATTTCTGTTTCTACTCATCTTCCAAAAGAATTTAGGTTGGAGAAGTATATAGATTATGATTTACAGTTTGATAAAGCCTTTCTTCAACCAATTAAAAATATATTAAATGTGATTGGTTGGCAAAGTGAAAAGCGAGGTAGTTTAGAATCTTTTTTTTAAGGAGTTTGTTATGTCAGTAAATAATATTGTTAAACATTTAATAAAGGTGACTGAAAATGATTTTGCAAGCGTTGTGTCAGCTGGTATTGTTGGAGATTGTTCTACTTTTGTTGATACAGGGTCATACAGTCTAAACGCATTATTGTCTGGTTCTCTATATGGTGGAGTGCCATCAAATAAGATAACGTGTTTAGCAGGCTCTGAGGCAGTTGGTAAAACATTCTTTGCATTAAGTATAGCTAAGAGTTATTTGGATAAAGATAAGAAGAATATTATCATTTACTTTGAGAGTGAAGGTGCATTGACATCTGATATGATTAAAGAGAGAGGATTAGACCCTGATAGGTTTATTGTATTTCCAGTTGCAACAGTAGAAGAATTTAAAACACAAGCAATCAAAATAATTGAGAATATGGATAAAGACTATCAAGTTATGATTTTTCTTGATTCACTTGGTAATTTATCTACACGAAAAGAGATGGAAGATTCGTCAAGTGGTTCTGATAAAAGAGATATGACAAGAGCTCCAGCTGTTCGTTCAGCATTCAGAACCCTTGCGTTGAAACTTGCAAAGGCAAATATTCCTCTGATTATTACAAACCACACCTATGATAAAATAGGGAGTTTGTTTCCAACCAAAGAGATTTCTGGTGGTGGTGGAATCAAGTATGCAGCTTCTGTTATTGTAACACTTGGTAAACGAAAAGTTAAAGATGGAACTAATGTCTTGGGAAATATTATCAAGATGAAACTAGTCAAGGGAAGACTGACTAAAGAAGAATCAATTACCGAAACTAAGTTGGATTATAAGACAGGTCTGGATAAGTATTATGGTTTGGTTGCACTTGCAGAAAAGTATGATATCTTCAAGAAAGTATCAACTAGATTTGAAACACCACAGGGTAAAGCATTTGAGAAAACTATTGTGAATGATCCTGAGAAATATTTTACCAAAGATGTTATGGAGAAACTTGAAGTAGCAGCTAAGAAAGAATTTTCATACGGGTCGGCTGAATGATTACGTTTCCAAGAGAGAAAGTAGCAGAAACAAATAGAACTTTCAAAGCATGGAAAACGTATCAGGCTATGTATTTACATTTTACTGGTTCTTATGATTACTTCAAGTATTATGGAAATGCCTCATGGGGTACTATTGCATCAATGGAGAAGTCCTTTGCCAAGTTTGAACATCAAACCGGGTTCTCCTGGCAACGTGGTTTCTTTACATCACTTGGAAAAAAATATGTTATTGAGTTAGATTTGATATATTATTACTTGTCACAGATAACTAGAGGCAAGATGTATCCAACAGAGTTTTTGGATGATTACTTTATTGACTATAAGAATAAGATGGAAAGCTTCTCACTTCATCTTCAACGCAATATGAAAGTAGTTGTTGAATATATGAAAGAGTATAATCTGAAGTTCAATGAGTTGTTTGAGTCTGAAGGAATTAATCATCCTCCAATATTAAAGCTTCTATTAGGAGATGATATTTCATTAGAAACTTTTACAGTTTTAGATATTTGTTTAGATTTTACAAAAGCACTAGATAAGAAATTGATAGACCCCATATGGAGAGATCAAAAAACTTTATGTTATAATTACAAACCATTTTTAGAAGTTAATGTGGATGAGAAACGTAAATTGATAAGGAAGGTGTTGGATGAAAATTGATTTTAAAACAGGCAAAGTAATATACACAGATTATTTGAATGAGGATCCTGAAGAAGTAAAGCAATCAATTGAAAATATGAAGATAACAGATACGCCAGAAGATGATCCTAACGAACCACTTTTTTCTTATACCATTCATAAAGGCTTAAAGTATGGAAGATTGAAATATATGTTTTATTGTTTCTTGTTGATACTGGATGGTATAGTTGGTATTATTTCTTTGGGCAAGACACAGAGTATCATGGCTAGTAAGTTTTTATTATCAAAATGGATTATGGAGGGTTGTGATGGATATAGACAAGACGGCAGTTAATTATAATTCAAGTCCCTTNTATAGNTTNTTNTTGNNAGANGGNAANTTNAANGGTGTAGAGTTTTACTTTAAGAATGTAGAATTAGACCATCACAATACTCCTGGCTCATTTGATATATCTTATGGATATGAAATCATTGGTGGAAACTATAGAAATGATGGTTGGGAAGAAGATATGGAACATATGAATAGAATTGTTAATGAAAAAAATAAAGATCAGTTTGAGGTTGAGATTGGTAAGATACTTAAAAACTTATTAATCTTAAACGACCCGAGAGTGATATTACACAAAGGAAAGGATGCATGAGAATAGAACAATTAATACTTGAGAACTTAATATATGATTCGCAGTATGCAAGTCTAGTAGGTGTATTTTTAAAACCAGAATACTTTAGAGCTCATCCAGAGAAAGTAGTATTTGGAGAAATACAAGAACATATAAAAGAATATAACAAAGCACCAAGTGTTACATCCCTTGCAAATATTATTTCAGATAGAGATGATTTGAACGAGAACTTGTTTAAGAATTGTTTAGAAATTCTGAAAGCATATAAGAAAAAGAGTGATGACACAGAATGGCTTATACACGAAACAGAGAAATGGGCAAAAGATGCAGCTGTCTATAATGGTATTGTAGATTCGATTGCAATCTTAGAAGGTAAAGATAAGAACAAACCAAAAGACGCAATACCAGATATGTTAACTGATGCACTTGCTGTATCTTTAGATACAAGTGTGGGACATAACTATATTGATGATGCTCCTGAACGATGGGATTATTATCATAAGAGAGAACAGAGATATCCATTTGGGATTGAGATGTTAGATAAGATTACGGGTGGAGGAATATCACCAAAAACTCTTACAGTATTTCTTGGTGGAACTGGTTCTGGTAAAACATTAGTCAAGACACATTTAGCATCTCAATATATCAAACAAGGGTTTGATGTTTTGTATATTACAATGGAGATGGCACAAGAGAGAATAGCTGAGAGAGTTGATGCTAATCTTTTGGATATTGACTTAGACCAGATTCGTTTGCTTCCAAGAGAATCATTCAATGCTAAGATTGAAAAGGTGATGAACTCTACAAGAAACTTTGGTAGATTAGTTATCAAAGAGTATCCAACATCAGGAGCTCATGTTGGAAACTTTCGTGGATTGTTGAGAGAGTTAAAGATCAAGAAACGATTTGCACCACAGATTGTTATATTAGACTATCTAAATATATGTGCATCCAGTAGAGTTAAGTGGACATCAAATATGAACACTTACGTTTATATTAAATCCATAGCAGAGGAGATTCGTGGATTCGCAGTAGAGTGTAATGTTCCTGTAATCACAAGTTCTCAATTGAATCGTGAAGGGTATTCTAGTTCTGACCCAGATATGACAAATATATCTGAGTCGTTTGGTCTACCAGCAACAGCAGATTTAATGTTAGCTATCGTGGCAAAAGAGGATAATGGTGGTCAGCTGATGTTCAAACAGTTGAAGAATAGATATAGTGAT